GTGTGGAGCACGCCAACAAGCAGACAGCTGGCGTAGCAGGCTGGACAGTTGACAACAGTCATCATACAGCGAACGCTCAAAACGGTGGTGCATATGGACTCTTCTTGTTTAACTCTTCCTCCGCTGGAGTTAGCTCCGGTGGCGATCCCGGCTCCGGTGATAGTGCCGTACCCGGTACACTCGCAGCCGTTTGGTATCTCAACGAGGGCGATATTGTCCTCAAGGGTGACGGCCGCGACAACGTAGCCAGCGAGATTACGGGTTCTTGTGCGCTCATGCGTTCGAACTCTTCTAATCCAGCCGATCATGAGTTCCGTGCTATTATTAGAAATGGCGCCGGCAACGATGTTCACGAAACAAGTTTCAACTTTAACCGCTCTTCCGATCTTTACATTCGTAAGGTGTTTAACACAAACCCACAAAAGCTTAGCGCATATGCTTATGCTGCTGGAGATCGTAAGACCTACTTCCTTGGTCAAACATATGATCAAATGGTTGCTACCACGATTACAGGTTCGACCAACGCTCATAACTTAGGACTCCTCGCCGGCCTGAAGCTCGGTGGAGGCAGTACAGGAATGCATGATCAGAACATGCCTTACCAGAACGGTAAGTCTGGCTGGTTTGTTTCTCAAGATATGGGAATTGCAGGAAACTTTAGCGTATCCGATAAGCAAAAGCTTTTCCGTTTGGTTGGCCTCGAAGGCGGTACCTCGATTCAGAATCGCTTCAAAATTTCTATCGAAGATGTTAAGGCATCAGCCAACGAGGACGTCAATCCATGGGGTAGCTTCTCAGTTGTTCTACGACACCTTCAAGACAACGATAATGCAGTTCAGATTGTTGAGCGTTACACAAACTGTAACCTTAACCCCAACTCAATCAACTACGTTGCTAAGAAGATCGGTGATTCCTACATGACATGGGATGAGACTAACAGTCGGTACCGCGAATATGGAGATTTCCCTAACCGCTCGACTTACATGCGTGTTGAGATGAACGCTGATGTTGAAAACGGTGCAACGGATCCCCGATTGCTCCCATTCGGTGTTATTGGCCACCCGCGCCCTCTTTCTTGGCGCCTCATTGCCGCCGGCGATAATCAGGATGGCCAGCAACTGGCCCGACCCGTGGGTGCATCACAAACAACCTTCTCAGGCTCAGTTGCCAGCACAGCATATTTCTTAGCTCATAACGGCATCCCGCATTCGCAGTGTTCCGGCTCGGGCCACGCTAACAACGTAGTCAAGACGTGGGGTAACTTCACGGGTTCGGTCACTTATCCCGGTCTCATGATGCGCTCGTCTTCTCTTGACGACGGCCTTTCCGATCAGACAAATGCGTACTTCGGCGTTCGTACTTCCCGCTCTGGAAGCACGCTGTACGACGAAAGTGTTGTAGACTTCCTGTTGCCGATTGATGAAAGCTTCAAGTCGACTTGGGATTTTGATGATACGAAGACAGAAGCTTCTTTCCTCTTCTCGCTCGATGACTTGGCCTACGATCCTGATAAGGCATGCGTTAACTGGGTTTCTGGTTCCCGCGCTAGCGGTGATTCCGTCACGGCCAACTCTTCGTCGGTCGTCGGAGACTATGGATACCAGTCGATTCTTGACTTGGGATACGACAGATTCACGACAGTCTTCGCAGGCGGTTTCGACGGCGTTGATATCACCGAAATGGAGCCGTTCAACAACGCTCTGTTGGCAGATAAAGATGAGTTCAGCAGCTATGCTTACAACTCTATCAAACGCGCCCTCCGCGCCGTCGCTGACCCCGAGTTTGTAGAAATGAACTTGCTCGCATTACCCGGCGTGACCAACACTGGCCTGACTAAGATGGCTACAGAGGTTTGCGAAGAGCGTGGTGACGCACTTGCGATTATCGACCTGACAGGAGACTATACTCCCAGAACAGAGTCGACAAATGCTGTATCTTCCAGAAGAGGCTCGGTTTCGACAGCAGTCAACGATCTCAAGGATAGACGTATGAACACCAGTTACGGTGCATGCTACTACCCATGGGTTCAGATTCGCGATTCAATCGATGGAGCGTCCCTCTGGGCACCCCCATCAGTTGTTGCACTCGGCACGCTTGCCTCTTCGGAGAGAGCATCCGAGGTCTGGTTTGCTCCCGCTGGATTTAACCGTGGCGGTCTTTCTGACGGCGCTGCCGGTATCGCAGTCACAGGAGTACGTCAACGTCTTTCCAAGAAGGACCGTGACCAACTGTATGAGCAGATGATTAACCCGATTGCCAAATTCCCCTCCGAAGGAATTGTAGTTTTCGGACAAAAGACACTTCAAGCCAGAGCTTCCGCGCTTGACCGTATCAATGTCCGTCGCCTCATGATCTACCTCAAGAAAGAGGTTTCCAGAAAGGCTACACAGGTTCTGTTTGACCAGAACGTGGAAGCAACATGGAACAGATTCAAGGCGCTCGTTAACCCACTACTTGGAAGCGTCAAATCAAGATTCGGATTGACTGAATATCGCCTGATTCTTGATGAGACAACGACAACCCCAGACTTGATTGATCAGAACGTACTTTACGCCAAGATTCTTCTCAAGCCTGCTAGAGCGATTGAGTACATTGCCATCGATTTCAACATCATGCCAACCGGTGCTTCTTTCGATGACTAAAAATAGGTAAAAAAACCTGTAAATAAAATTTGATTACTATATAATGTAAAGGAGACATTGAAAAATGGGATTTTGGACTGAAAGCAAATCACAGTTAGGTCGCGACCCGAAAAGAGGGTTTAGGTTTACTGTACAAATTACAAACATGGCGGGTAACGATCCGGCATCAGGTGGAGGCATTTTGTGGTACGCAAAGTCGGCAGACAAACCCAATTTTGAAATCAGTACAACAGAACACATGTATCTGAATCATAAGTTTAACTACCCCGGCAGAACTAGCTGGTCTCCAGTTGCAATTAAGCTTGTTGATCCAACCGATCCAGATATCGCAGCCTCCTTATCCGATATTATCAGCGCCGCTGGGTACCACCCACCCTCTGACGTTAACGATCACACTTCTATGCAAAAGGCTCTTGCCACTGCAGCACTTGGTGATGTGATTATTACACAGATTGATTCCGATGGCAATGCTTTAGAAAAGTGGACGCTTTATAATGGATGGATCTCTAAGGTTAACTATGGCTCGCTGGATTATAGTTCCGATGATCTTACTGAACTTGAAATTGAAATCGTTTATGACTGGGCTAGCCTTGAGACACCCAACACCGCCGGCAGTGCCTACGCAGGTACCGAAGCAGTTGGCGTCCCAGACAAGAGCAAGTTCTGGCAGACAGACGGTTCATCCGACCCCAACCCCGAAGATGGTGGTGGCCCCGGGTTCGGAGTATAACATTAAAGACATTATAACGAAAAGAGAGGTGATATTTGTCTAGAAATAATGAAGATAGGTTAACTCCCAAATCGGGAGCTAGCCAAGATGCAGCTACAGAGACTCCCCCTCCAACGATGAATACAACAGGAAACGAAGCATCCAATGATAGCGGTGCTTCATTTTCTTTTGTTACACCAACGGAGTTTGTGGAGATTCCATCAAGGGGAGAATTCTACCCCGAAGGACACCCCCTGCACGGTGTCGACACAGTTGAAATACGACACATGACGGCCAAGGATGAGGATATCTTAACCTCCAAGACGCTCTTGAAAAAGGGTCTTGCTCTTGATCGAATGATCAAAAACCTAATGGTCGATAAGCGAATTGATATTGACAGTTTGTTGATTGGTGATAAGAATGCCATCATTGTCTCAGCCAGAAAGAGTGGCTACGGTGCTGATTACGCAACAAATGTAAACTGCCCCAGCTGTGGTGCAACTAACCATACTGTGTTTGATTTGGAAGAGGTCGAGTTATCTGACGTCACGATGTATCAGGAATTGCCATCCGTCGAAAGAGATGGAAATTACTTTAATATTGAGTTGCCACGCAGTAACTGTACAGTAAAAGTAAGGTTGCTTACAGGAGTTGATGAACAAAGAATTCAAAGAAATCAACGAATGGCCAAAAAGAATGGAGTAAATACGGAACCAACCCTTACGGGTCAGTTCAGAAACTTCATTATTGCGGTGAATGGAGACACAACACAGAGAACTATTACCTCCTTTATCGATAATATGCCCGCAGCAGATTCACGTTTCTTGCGATCTGTATATAAATCGATTACACCTAACGTAGACATGAACATGTCTTTCGAGTGCGACTCTTGCACGTATGACTCTGTAATGGAGGTTCCGTTCACTGCGGACTTTTTTTGGCCTAAATGATGAATACATGGAACAAGTGTATGAGTCGTTCTTCTTCTTAAAATATAAAGGAGGTTGGAGCTTCACAGAAGCATACAGCTTACCGGTAGGACTTCGAAAATGGTTTGTAGAGAGATTAGTAAGACAGATAGAGGCTGAAAACAAAGCTTACGAAAGTGCAGCTAAAAGTAGATAATTTAGCCTCTCCCTTCACACCCACCCTCACATGTTTTCACTGATCTAATCTACAGCTTAAGGCCGGGAGGAAACTCCCGGCTTTATTTTTTTAAAATACTAATTATTAACGGCACCATGGAGAAACAGAGTACGAACATGTCAAAACTAAACGAAGATAAAGTAGAAAACAAGGTAGTAATCGACTTCGGTCAGCTTAGAGATCCAGACTTGAGAGAGAGTTTCTTGGCGGCTTTCGGAAGCATGGTTAAACGTTTATTGGGTTCTATTTTTGGAAACAGAAAGCCTATTATAACAACAGTAAGAGGCGAGCCTAAAGAGATCCGCGCCTTTGCTCAAGCGTTGAAAGACGAAGGTCGGTATATATCGTACATACAAAAGCATGGCTTAGACCATCCCGCTACGCATAAGAATAAAGCAAAGCTTAAAGCCAGCGTAAAGAAATTTGAACGGGATACAGGTGTAACGTGGCCATTTGAAGTATAGGGGGTAATGGGTTGTGGCAGACAATGAACTTTCAGCTCAGAGATTAGCTCAATTATTTGAGGTAACTGTAAGAGAAGCGCAAAGAATGATCGATGCGCTCGATACAGCTAATCAGACCCAAGAGCAGATGATCGCCAGCGCACAAAAGCGCGTCACAGCACTGCAAAACGAAAACGCTCAACTTGATCGAGCAGTCCAAACGAGACAAGCACTACAAAGCGTCGAAATGAGCATTGAAGGTCGACTCCGTAATCAGGCCGAGTCGGTCGAAATGCAGCAAACGGTGCAAGCGAACCTTGTCAAGATGAAACAACAAGAAATTGTCTTGGCAAACCAACTTGGTGAAGATACCACAGAATTACTGCAACAATATGACAGGCTGTTAGAGCAGCAGAAAGAAATTAACGCTCAACTCAACGCACAAGCCTACATAACTGAAAACTTAGTAGATGCTCAAAAGGACATCTCGAACGCAGCATTAGAATTCGCCGGCATTACGTCCGACATGAATTTAACCGAAAAATTTCTTGGATTTGTTGGTGAGGCAGGAGATCTCAGGTCAGCTTTTGATGCACTAGCACAATCTATGGGCAACGCTGCTTCGAAGGCCATGATTGTTAACGCGACAAGCAGAAAACTAAGCGAAGGTATCCTTGCCATTGGTGCAGAGATGATTAGACAAGCTCTATCACTCGACTCAGTGGAGGCCCAAACCCGACGAACGATGGGTGTTAATAGAGAGTATGCATCAAGCATCCGTGAAGTATATCATGCCAATAAAATGAATGGTATCACTAGCGACATGGCCGCAGAATCCTTCGGCGCCCTACATGGCCAAATGTCGCAGTTCTCACAATTGAACGCTGCACAGAGAACAGAGATTACTGAAACAGCCGCACAATTATCTCAATTGGGTGTCTCTAATCAAGCCTTTGCGGATGGTATGGATATGTCAACCCGCGCTCTCCGTATGACCGCTGATGAGGCACGTAGAACACAGACAGATTTGGCCCGATTTGCGGGAGACTTGGGAATTGCACCAGAAGTTATGGCTCGCGGCTTTGCTGACGCCGGCCCAGTGTTAGCAAAATTTGGAGACAACGCAACAGTTGCTTTCAAGAATGTGGCCAAGACTGCGAAGGAAACTGGTATCGAAATTGATAGAATCCTAGATTATACACAGCAGTTTGATACTTTTGAGGGCGCTGCAGAGCGTGTAGGCTCGCTTAACGCCATGCTTGGAGGGGATTTCATCAATGCCATGGACCTAATGGCTACAGAAGACCCTGCAGAGCGTATGAGGATGATTACGGATGCTGTACACTCAGCCGGAAAGAGTTTTGAAGAGTTGGGGTACTATGAAAAATTAGCACTTGCTGAAGCTGGTGGCTTTGCAGACGTTTCGGAACTGTCAAGAGCCATGTCAGGAGACTTTACTGATAACGCTACGGCAACTGCAGAAAATGCAATGTCTCAAGAAGAATTGGCCGAGATTAATAGGCAAAACTTAGACTTAATGCAAAAGATGCAGGCCATGATGGCCGGCCTTGCTCCAAGTATCATGAAAGTTGTTGATGCACTGAACATGATGATGATGCCGATCATGGCCTTCATTGAAAAGTTTGGTTCTTTCGTCTTACCAGCCCTTATCCTTTGGAGAGCATGGATGATCAAAGTACAGATCCAGCACATGTCCAATGTAAGAGCTATCGCAGCACATGAAGCTGCAAAGATACGTTCAACAGCAGCAACAAATGCCGGAATCGTTGCCAGCACAAGGGCATGGGTAGCCGATAAAGCTGAAACAGCCGGCATATATGCACTGATCGCAGCAGATAAAGCCCGAACCGTAGCAACTAACATAGGCACAAAAGCAAGGATGGCATATGATGCTGTTAGGCAAAAGGGTATCCTTATATCCATTAAAGAGCGCGCTTTGGCAATGGCTGAAATCGCTTGGAAGGGAGTTCTTAAAGTTGCTGATATCGCCGGGGCAGTCGCAAAGGGAGTATACTCCGCAGCTAAGGGTTTGTATACTCTTGTAACAGGTCTGGCCACTGCTGCCACTACCGCCTTTGGAGTTTCATTAACTGTAGCTACTGGTGGTCTCATTTTACTTATTCCGCTGATAATCGGAATTGTTGCGGGCCTGTATAAGATGTACCAGTCTGGAGGCACTGCCAGAACCATCGTTATAGCTTTGGGCGCTGCACTTGTCTTCCTGATGGGTCCGATCTTCTGGGTCATCGCTGCAGTTATATTGATGATCAAATATTGGGATCAAGTAAAAGCTGCAATGTGGTCTGTTTGGGAGGGCATCAAGACTGTTGGCAAGTGGATCTTCTTCGCGCTCACATGGCCCTTCCAGATGGCTTGGAAAGCGATTAAAGCAGTATTCGGATTCTTTATGGGCGACTCTCCCTCTCCCTTTGGTTTGTCTATGGTTGAGGGAATCAAATCAGTTGGTCAAATGATAATTAATTTTCTTACGTGGCCCTATAGGATGGCTTGGAATATAATTACAGGAATTTGGGCCCTGCTGGTAGAGAAACTTACGGCGCCCGCAAGGATAATTAAGGAAAAAGTTATCGGAGCGTGGACCGCAGTGAAAGATTTTGTTGTGCAGAACTGGGACACGATTAAATCTATTATTTTAGGCGCCCTTGTGATCATCGGCCGAGCACTCTTGTTTACCTTTACTTTTGGAATGAGCGAGGTTGTTATTGCGATTGCTCAAAACTGGGAAACAATCAAAAGCTGGTTTACTTCCTTCTTTTCGTGGGTCGAACAGAAATTCATAGGTCTCAAAAGAATCGGCCTAATTTTGAAAAAGGCAATCTTGTTCCCATTCAATGTAGTGATTAAAGCAATCAATAAAATGCTCTCGGGACTCGAAAGAATGTTTACAATTACGATTAGGGTTCCTAGGATTCTGCCCGGTCCTTCAAGATATAAAATCGGTCCACCAAACTTAGGCCGAATCCCAGAGTTGGCAAGAGGTACAGACAACCACCAAGGTGGCGCCGCTGTCGTTGGTGAGCAAGGGCCCGAGTTGGTAAATATGCCACAAGGAACGTCCGTATCTCCAGCGGAGAAAACTAAGAATTTTGCTGAAAAACTTGAGATGGTGGCAACGACCACCAAAAAGATCGCCGGCGCCCTTGCCATAGCGGGTGTTCCCGGCGCAGGAGCAGTCGCAGCAGCAGCAGGAGCAGCTGGAGGCCGACGCCAACAAGGTGGTAGTGGACAACCTACTACAATAAATATTACTTTGGAACTAGATAAGAGAGTACTGGCAAGGCATATTGAGGAAGTTATGGTTGAAAATCTCAACCCAGCATCAGGATAAGGAGGGTAAAATATGGGCTTTTTAGATAGATTAAATGACGTCAACGCAACGCGAGAAGCAATGTTCAACTCGGGTCATGGCACTGACGCCTCTGATCGTTACGCAAACTTAAATCAACTTTTTATTGAATTTTATCATGTCCCAACCAACAAGAGTGTTGCGTTTAAGGCATACATTACAGAATGGTCTGACAAATTTGATTCAAGATATAAGTCAGAAGATGTGTACGGAAGAAATGATCCAATCCACACCTTCCAAGGCACCAGCCGAGAAATCTCTCTTTCATGGGAAGTTGTTGCGGCATCTGCAGGCGAAGCGCAAACAAACTTAGCCAGAACCTCAATGTTGGCACAGTTTCTTTACCCGGGCTACAAGGTAGAGACATTTAACTTTGGTGGGGAAAATCTGCATGTTGGAACAATGACAAAGGCACCCCTTATTAAAGTTAGATTTGCAAACCTTATTCTTGATTCAAAGGGTGGCAACGTAACTTCGGTTAACGCTAGGAATGGTGGTCTATTATGCGCCATGACCGGATTAAATATCGGCGCCGACTTTGATGCCGGCGTCATCGACGGAACCGGTCTTGCAACTCCAAAAGTCATAACTCTCAGTACAACTCTAAAGGTGATTCATCAACATAGCCTTGGATGGGACGGCTCAAGCTGGATGGGAGATAGTCAAGGTGCTAGCGGATACCCTTATAAAGCCTTTGGCAATGGCTCTGCATCGCCAGATCAGATCGAGGATCGCTATAGTGGCACAAGCGACATAACTGCCGGCTCCGACGTTGGTGGGGATTATTACGGAGGTACTGGCGGTGGACGTGTGCCACTCGATGACAGTTCCACACCATAGGAGATAAACAATGAGCAGATATCATGGCCGTCGCCACAGTAAAGTTACCAAGAAAGAACATAAGGATTTACTGAAACGCCGCGACGTAAAACAGATCAAATATTTTACTACCCCAAAGATGGCACACCCAACTCCTCAAGAGCGAGAGAGTATGACAGAGACAATTCATGTATGGAGTACCGGAGACAGATATTACAAGTTAGCACACAAGCATTATGGAGATTCAAGATACTGGTGGGTGATTGCTTGGTGGAACCTGCGCCCCACAGAAGGACACTTGAATCTTGGCGACGGTGTTAGAATCCCCGGCCCGCTAGAGAAAGTCATGAGTTTGCTTAAATATAGAACCCCCGGTAGTAGTGGAGGTTACTAATGAGTGAAATCAAAGCCCCAGCTAATTGGGGAGTAGATATCATGAATATCGTGAATACGATCAAGATTGAGGGCGCCCGTCTACCTCTGCAAGAAGGCGCCGAATCTACACTTGATGAGCGCGGCCGTGTAACCCAAGGTCCATTCAGCGATGAGGAAATGAATGGCGTCTCCGGGTGGGCACTCCTGTACAGCATCGAGCGCGACGACGAGTGGGATATCTCAATAGACACAGAGGTACCTGAAAAGCTGAAGTGGCAAACCATGACAATCAGCGAACTCGACGCTGCACTAGAAGCAGACGAAGACTTTGACATGTATGACAAGGCATGGATCGCATGGACGATAATGATCAGCAAAATGGTTGAACAGTTGGATATCCACCTCGCCGGCGGGGATGTAGATTTTGACTTTGCCAAGCCAGAATCGGGTCGAGATTCAGGTTGGCGCCCTGCGCTCCAACGTAATTTCGGCCGACGAAACATCGAAGCCGGCGGGTTTGGAGGCATGCTCGAAATGGTGGACAACGGTGAATCCATAGGAGACTTCCGCTTCTCGAACTCATTCTGCCGCCGAGGCGAATATTTCCCACAGGGCACTGCCGGCGGCTACACCGGAACCAACTCTGGCTACGGCTTTGACTTCTTTAGTCTAAGGGGTGACGAGGACTCCGGTTCTCGTGGATACTGGGATTGGGCTCGCGATGATTTTAGTGAGTCCTCCTACAACGACGGCCACGCTGAAGATCTCCCAATGTCAACAGCCATGAAATGCCCATACATGGGAGATGGCGTAGTCGGTCAAAGTGTTGCCGGCTACACTCTCAATGAATTAAAGGCCCAGATTGAAGCCGACGTTGCATTCCTTCGCAAACGTCGTGATGCAGTGCAAGCTAGGATCATGGCCTACGCCATTATCTCAGAGTCTGATGAATTCGATGATGACGCAATGGATCGTATCAAAGAACTTCAAGAAGAGGCCGAAGATAGAGATCTAACTTCTGCCGAGAGTGAAGAGTTAACAACCTTGATGTCTGGGATCAACCGCGAAGGTCTCACCCAGCGCGCCGAACAGCAACAGAGGCTGAATGAACTACGAGAGAACGGCGAGGCTGGAGAATTTGCCGCTGCTATGCGCGCCCAAGAACAGTGCTTCTTGATTGCAGACATTGTAAACATGTCAAAACTTAATATTGCAGCAAAGAAAGAATACAGAGTAAGTGGTGGCCCCGCAGCACACATGGTTCATGGCGAAATCGGAGCGATGGTTTCAACGCTCATGTTCGATCCTGCGTATTCCGCTTATTACTTTATGACGCCCGATAAACTGTCTTATTTAACACCATCGATAAAGCTTTATCAAGTCTTGCACGAATACTATCCAACAATTGGTGGAGAAGAAGCTCCCTTAGCACCACCAGTGGATTTTGAGATACCGTTTTTCCAACACATAACTCAAAACGCTCTTCAGGATATTATGACGGGCGAAGAAGGTCGCGGCGGCGGTGTTGCTATCAAGAATTTTGATTGGGTGTATCAGGGTTCAAACCCAGCGAACTCTAGGAGAGATATTAAAGCGACTTTGGTTTTGGAGTGTCAAAACTTCTCCGATTTAACCAAAGATCGTACAGTAACGCTTAAAGACGACTCTGGAAATGACTTTACTCACAATTGGATGTACGCGGATCTAGCAATTCGCAGAAACAGAGATCACCAACAAGCCCCAGATGTTTTATATTCTCAATTAAAAGTTGTTGTTGGGTGGGGTCTCAAAGAATTAGCATCAGAAGGGGATACAATGGGTTTCACCGCCGACGAGGTTTCGGCAATTAAGAACTCGCAAATGACAATGTTCTTGACAATCATAGATCACTCCTTCGATATCAGGGACGATGGCACAGTACAATTTAAGATCGAGTATCGGGCATACATTGAAGGTGCGTTCACCTCCCCAGAAGCCAGCGTTCTCGTTACGCCAGAGTTACTAGCAAGTCAACAGGAGAGAGTGGAGGCCATGGCAGCATTGCAAGAAGAATTGGCCGATCCAGCAGGCCAATGTCGACCAGAAGACATGGCTGAGATGCGTAGGAGGTTCACTCAAGCAATTCAGAGAGAAAAAGAACAAGCTCATATGGCACTTTTGAGAAAACTAGAGGGGGAAACACCTTCCGAGTCAAGAATCTATACGCGCCGAACAGACATTGTTGATATGATGAATTTTATGGATAATCCTTTCGCCGGCATGCAAGCAGCAGAGGCGGGCAACGAAAACACGGCGCTCCCGAATGGTACGAGCACACCAACGCGAACTGATCACCAATCTTTAGGCAACTATTTGGACACCATTGAAGCGTCTATGAACTTTCCGAGCACAGTCGACTTTAATAATCAAGAATCAGCAAATGTTAACGAGATGATGGAATCAATCTATACGGCTGACGAAGATGGAGTACTCCAGATACCGTATTTTTTCTTAGGAGACCTGATCCACGTAGCGCTTGAGAACATTGCCTTAGCTGACTCTGATGATCCAAAGAAGTTTGATCAAACAAGGTTACTTTTGGGTCCAATTGAGATAAATTCGTTTACAGATCCCGACGTCAAATACCAGATAAATTTAGCAGACATTCCTATAGCTGTGACGTATTTTTTGGAATGGTTCTTGAATCGCATTCAGGCAAAACAAGAAGTAACGTGGTATCTTGTTGATTTTATTAAAGATATTATTAAAAATTTGGTATACAAAACGTTGAACTCTGACGATTGTTTCCAAGGCGCAATTAGACAACAAGCCAACTTTCAAAATTTATATTTGGTCGGTAGTGACACCTCCAACAGCGGCGTCGATCCAGTTCAAAGACTCATTGACGCCCCCGCTGGTAACTTAACTCGGACATGGAAGCGTCTTTTCGTGCCTGAAGTGGCCGGTACCGGTACGGATATACCGATTCTATCTGTCGATAGATCGGATGAGCCTATCCCCTCCAACCAGCAATATAATTATATTTTACTGTATGCAGCTGATCCTCAACCTTCACACTTAGATGGAGATTTTCAAAAAGATTTGGGGAAAGGAATATACCACTTTCATATTGGTACGAACAAGGGTCTTGTTAAGCGGATCAAATTTACAAAAACTGATCAGCCGTATATGAGAGAGGCACGATATATGAATCAAGGCTATGATGGTTTATCCCAATTGCGCGAGCCTTACAAGATCGATGTTGAAATGTATGGTAACGCTAGGATCTTCCCGGGAATGACTGTCTATATTGATCCGCGAGGCTTAGGATATGAATTGGGCCAACCATCTGACGAAGGATCAAAAGCGTGGACTCTTGGATTAGGGGGTTATCATATGGTAATCAACGCCCAGCATTCAATAGCCAGAGGCGTGTTCGACACTCGCATTAATTGTGTTTGGGTTCTTCGTGGTTCTGCAGGCGGCGAGTCAACACAGGCCGATGGCGCAGAAACTCCTGCAAGAAATACTCAAAATTGTGAACCACTTAATAATTATGGTGAGCCAAGCGGTTACACACCGTCCTCGGAGTCTTAATTATGAAAATAACAGATAAAGAACATTTTAGAGGTGACAACCAACTGTCGCCCATGTTATCATACTATTATAGATTGCTGTACAGCGTGGTACATAATCCTAAATCCAACTATAAAAAGATAAACAAGAATGTAAAGAATTTTGAGTACGGAGAACATATTTTATACGGCAGGGTATTAAATTTCACCATGGTTCCTGTTACATTGCATGAGCGTAATTTAAAGGCTCCCAAAAGTATCGAACCCACAAAAATGGTAAGGGTAGTGGATTTTGTTGCCGATGCCTTTGACGACTTCACATCTGCGTTTCAGACAGCGCAGTTTAAAAATCAAATTAGTATGGATGCTGGCTTTCTGACTAGCCCTATCGCTAAGAGAGGTTACATTTCTCCGACACAAAGGTACAAAGAATATCGAGCCGCCGTATATGAAGTGTTTTTGAAGCACTTAGATAAAAATGATTTGCATCCAAAAATTAAAGACTTTGATACATTCTATGAGCAATTCTACAACTATTTTAAATTATTCTGCATGCAAATGCCCTTTACATTTGAAGCCTTCCAGAGAAGTAAGTATTCAGACATTCTGTGCACAGGGTTGGCGATTGATTTAGCAGAATTTGATGCTTCAAAAGACAAACTAAAAGTCGAGCGAGTTTTTGAAAACAAAAACTATAGGTTCTACGAAAATGCAGCAATGCAGTTTGGATTCAGAATCGATCAGTCGTGCCCATGGCGCCTCGTTGCTGATTTGGGATCCCCAGCAATGACAAAGTATATGCAACGGAAAGGATTTAGAGATTCTAACAGAGTCATGAACGCCGCCTATGAGCCCGCCTATGTGTTGGGATACAATGCTTTCAAGACGATGGTCGTGACATACTACAACACCTATGTACAGAGAAAACCTGCCATTATTCGCCACCGTCGAAACGGCCTAGGAGATTACGTTAGCCATAGAACCAAACGATTTCCAGTTGACATATTCGATCTGATTAGAGAGCACGGGGAGAGGTTTTTCCTTGAAAAATACATAAACTTTAGAAGCATGGAAAATGAAAATGCCTTTACTTCACAAAAGATATCCTTGTTCACTGACCGAGCACTGGAATTGGCAAAGATTAGGGGAATGGAGGCGGCTCTAAAATATATCAACGAAGACGTATGCAAAACATCGCTCAAGTCTGGCTCAATTGCACGACGGGCAGATAAGAATATTCGAAAGGCTATAGAGGAAGAGGAAAGGGCAAACCTTCCCGCCCCGGGGTCAATGAGGTATTAATGTCCAAAATCGCGATCTGCCAAATTTTACCGCCGGCAAATTTTTGAGATTTTTGACTTTTTCGAAAAAAAAGCTTGCAATGATCGTCGTACTGAGTTAAGATGTATAAGAGGTGAGCGGTGTTATTCCAAACATTGGATAATAAAAGCGAGTGTGTGGGCATTTATGTCAACGGCGCATTGGATTACGATAATTTACCAGAAGGGCTGACCAGAACGTGGTCATATGCGCCCTATTTGGAAGAATTTAATGTGGAATATGCCAGCCTATACGGCCCAGCAAATATCAGTGAGGCGTGTCCTGATTTTCTCAAAGACGAGTGGGAAGCTGCTTCCAATAAGTTGAGGGCATATTACAAATCTTTTAAAACCGCCAAAGTGTGCATGGAAGAAAATTGTTTTTTCGATCTGGTACCGGAGAGATATTTGATGGATTTGTGTGAAATTAAAAATAAAATTACACAACACGTTCTCGATTCTTACGAAAAACCACAGAACTACACACACATGTTGGAAATTACTAAGCTAGTTCACGAAATTTCGCACCAAGAGCTAAAAATTGTGCCTGCCAACATTAAACTAAAGAGAGCAAATTTGCAGGCAAGAAACTTTCTTAAGAAGATCGCCAAAAATCAACCTTACTGCAAATATGTTGTTAATGGGACCAAAACTGGTCGCTTGACTGCAAAACCAACGGGGTTCCCTATATTGACGATGAATCGCGACTTTCGGGCTGTTCTTGAGCCCCAAAATGATTGGTTTGTGGAGTTGGACTTTAATGCCGCTGAATTGAGAGTTTTATTATCGCTATTGGGCAAAGAGCAGCCAGAGGCCGACATTCACAACTGGAACATTCACAATATTTTCCGCGACGGGTCATCCAGAGCACAGGCTAAAAAGAGAGCCTTCGCATGGCTATATAACCCAGAGTCGGAAGACCGGTCCATGAATCAGGTTTATGATCGCGATGCCGTCTTGGGTCAATATTGGGATGGTGAAAATGTAGAGACATTATACAACCGAAAGATAGCAGCAGATCGATTTCATGCATTAAACTATATTGTCCAGAGCACTTGTGCGGATATGGTTCTAGAACAAGCGTGTAAAATTAGAAGGCTGTTATCAGCCCGCCGCTCAACGGTGGCCTTTGTTGTGCATGACAGTGTGGTGATTGATTTGGCCAATGAGGATCGTCAAGAGATTGTTGGCATAGTCGAGGAATTTTCATCTACAAGACTGGGCAAATTTATGGTAAACTTGCATGCAGGAAAAAACTTTGGGAATTTGAAGGAATTAAGGATCCATGGATAAACTTGTGGGCTTGGGTGAGGCCGGCGTGAATGTAATAGGGGAATTTGCAAAATATCCCCAATACCAATGCTATCGGATTGACGAACAGCTTTCGGGCCTAAAAAAAGACGGATTTTATTGTGTGGATCCGCAGCCAACAACAGAAGAATATGAGAGCACTTGCCCATCATTTAGAAACTTTTTAAAAGGCGCAAGGCCAGAGATTACGTTGGTGCTTTCTGGTTGTGGAAAAATCTCTGGAATGTCTTTGGCTCTTTTAGAACAGGTTAGAGATCGAAAAATTAACGTTATCTATATTCGCGGCGGCGAGCGTAGATTGAGTAAAAGAGCCAACTTAACAGAGCGTGCAACTTTTGGAGTATTGCAAGAATATGCCCGCTCTGGCTTATTTCAATCCTTTCAGATCATCAGTAATAACTCCTTGAAAGACATTTTAGGAAAAACGCCCGTAATTGGGTATTATGATGCATTAAATGGGTTATTGGTTAACACCATTCATATGATCAACGTGTTCGAAAACAGTAAGCCTGTTGTGGCAGACTATTCACCCATTTCAGACATTAATCGCATAGTGACATATGGATTTTCTAGATTTGGTGAAAAAAATGAAGAAAATCTGTTTTTTCCACTTGACAACATACGCCAAAAGAGGTATTATTTTGCTATAAATAAAAAACAGCTGGAGGTCGACGGAGATATTAATAATAAAATCGATGAATATTTAAACCAACCGGAACAAGAAGAAATTGACATTTCTTATGGGATTTACCCTACAAATTATGAAGAAAATTTTGTATACTGTAAGGTATACACTAACGCAATACAGGATTACAAATGATGAAGAGTTATTCAGGAACTTTTACTAAAACAGATGGATCTACTCGATTTATGAGGTTCGTTAAACTTACCGACTTGCCAGATGAATTTCTGGCAACTAGAGTGAAGGGAAACAGTGCCACAGAGGCCCGCACCGCCGCCCGCCAGCGTATGTTGGCAGAAGGTAAAGAAACTGTGTGGGATTTGGATGCAAACAATTTCCGCGTTTTCAACTGGAATACTACCGTTGATGATGTGGCAGAAGAGGAAATCGAGAATTCAAACTTTTTTGAAAATAATGCTTGACTTTTTTATAAAGCAGTGTTATATTTAATGACAGAGGATCGGAATATTTGCCGATTCTACTATAGCCAAGAGCAAAAGGAGAAAAAAACTAATGGCAATTGACATGAAGGCGATGCGCGCCAAACTTAACGCGCTAAAAAATGGTGGAGGCAAGAATAATTTCTGGCGCCCACAAGATGGGGATCAAGATGTTCGCATCGTGACTCCCGAAGACGGTGATCCGTTCAAGGATTACTATTTCCACTATAATGTGGGAGCTAATAGTGGGTTTTTGTGCCCCAAGAAGAACTTTGGAGACGACTGTCCGATTTGCAGTTTCGTCCGCGCCCTGTATGATGAGGGAACGGAAGAATCAGTAAAGATGGCTAAGTCTCTCACGGCCCGACAGCGCTTTTTCAGCCCTGTTTTGGTTCGTGGAGAAGAGAAGCAGGGTATCCGTATTTGGGGTTATGGTAAGACCGCATACGAGACTTTGTTGACTTTGGTCCTCAATCCTGATTATGGCGATATCACGGATGTTGACGAGGGTACCGATTTGACGATCAACTATGGTAAGCCGGCAGGTGCGTCCTTCCCGCAAACCAAGATCCAACCTCGCCGTAAAACTAGCAAGCTAGTGGACTCTCAGGAGCATGTGGCTGAGTTGCTTTCTAACATTCCGACTATTGACGGTCTTTTTGAGAAGAAGTCGACGGAAGAAGTGGAAGCACTCCTAGACGCATTCCTCACGGACGATGATGATGCAGAGGAGCGTTCTAGTGAATCCCATCGCTACAGTGCCGAGAAAGAGACTAGCAGTGTTGACGAAGCTTTCGATCAACTTCTAGCTTAACGACGTGGCCCACAGGGAGGCATAGGGTTATCAGGTGCCTCATCTTTATATAGTTACTAAATCACTAGTTTTGGGAGTTGTTGATGGCTAGAAGAAAAAAGGCCACTGGCGCAGGGAAGATGTCTATCTCCGATATGCGCGCTATTATTAATAAAAAGGCCGGCATGGAAGTGGCTCACGATTTATCTGGTGACAATCCTACTGCCGTAAAAGACTGGATTCCTACCGGTTCACGCTGGCTTGATTCGATTATTTGCAAGGGACACCGCGCCGGCATCCCGGTGGGCAAAGTCACCGAGATCGCGGGCCTTGAGGCTTCTGGAAAGTCATTTCTCGCTGCTCAAGTCGCAGCAAATGCTCAAAAGATGGGCATTGACGTAGTTTATTTTGATTCCGAATCTGCCATCGACCCAGCATTTCTTGAACGCGCTGGTTGTGATGTAGATACTCTATTGTATGTACAAGCCACATCAGTTGAGTTTGTTCTGGAAACTATTCAAGATTTGCTCGCTGGCAATGAGAATCGCATGTTGTTTATTTGGGATTCTCTGGCTCTCACGCCGTCTATATCAGACGTCGAAGGAGACTTTAATCCACAGTCTTCCATGGCTGTCAAAGCGCGCATTCTCGCAAAGGGTATGAGTAAACTTACAGTTCCCATTGCAAATTCTCAAAGTACGTTTTTGGTGCTAAACCAGCTTAAGTCAAACATCACGCGCTCCCCATCCGAAGCTCTGGTCACGCCTTATATGACCCCCGGGGGAAAGGCGATGATCTATGCATATTCTCTGCGGATTTGGCTTACCCGCCGAAAAGCAAAAGCAAGTTTCCTCACAGATGACAAAGGTTTTCGAATCGGCTCAGAGGTAAAGGTAAAGTTGGAGAAGTCACGCTTCGGGACACAGGGCAGGCAATGCAACTTTAAGATCCTATGGGGCACAGACGAAGTAGGAGTTCAGGACAAAGAATCGTGGTTTGAGGCCATCAAGGGTTCAGATCATATCAAACAGTCCGGTGCGTGGTATAGCCTTGTGCATGCTGATGGCACAGAAGAGAGGTTTCAAGGCTCCAAGTGGATCGAAAAACTTTCGAATGAAAAGTTTCTTGCCCGAGTCGAAGAGATCATGGATATTGAAGTCGTCCAGAAGTTTGACAATCGTGAAGGATCGGCTGATGATTTCTATGGCGACAAGGACGAATAAAAAAAAGTTTAATTCTTTTTAAA